CATTATTTTATCATTTGTTACTGCAGCCAGTTAAAGGATTTAACAATGAAAAATCCAATCGAAATTTGCGCGGAAATAAAAAGGGAAACAGATGCCGCTTTTTTGATTTCTGATGATGGGGACAAAGAGGTCTGGATCCCAAAATCTTTAGTGGAAACTGACCAGGACGGCGGACCAGGTGACACGATAATTTTCACTATGCCGGAATGGCTGGCAATCAAAAACGGGTTTGTTTAATTAATATGGAGCAACTTTTCAAAGATAAAGAGATCCAGGATTTTACAAAACAGCGCGCCTGGTGCTCTGATGATTTATGGAAAACCCTGTCAGGTATCCGGGAGTTTTTATTTTCCCGGCCTGAAAAAAAGATCTTGAGAAAACAAAAACCGATTAAGGTTTCCGACTGGGCAGAAAAATATCGGATCCTGACCATGTCGGTTCTGCCCGGGATCTGGCACAATGATGTGACCCCGTATTTGACCGGCATAATGGATGCAGCTGCCCTGCCTTTTGTCCGTGAAATCAATCTTTGTGCAACGCCCCAGGCTGGCAAATCCGAGGCGGTTCACAATTTTGTCGGGTATTGCATTGACCGGGCGCCGGGTCCCGTCCTGTATATTTACCCGGATGAAAAGACAGCTGTGGAAAATTCAAAGGACCGGATCCTGCCCATGATCGAGGCCGCCCCCCGGCTGCAGAAATATCTGACTGGCCAGGAAAAAGATAAGTCCTCATATCGGATTAATTTATCCCATATGAAAATATTTTTGGGCTGGGCCAGGTCGGTTTCCAGTGTTGCAAATAAACCCATAAAATATGCCATTGCCGACGAAGTGGACAAACCAGGTTTTGACCCTTCTAAAAAAGAAACCGGACCCCTGGAACTGATCGACAAACGCCTGACAACTTTCAGGCCGGTATCAAAGTTTTTTAAAATTTCCACCCCGACGCTTGAGTCCGGGAACATCTGGCAGGCGCTTAATAGCTCAGACGTGATTTTCGATTATCATGTCCATTGCCCTTTTTGCGGTATGATCCAGCTGATGGAATTCAAAGGGATCAAATGGGACGGTGGACATGAAGCAGACCCCAAAGAACTTAAAAATAAAGGTTTGGCATGGTATGAGTGCGAACACTGTCAAGGCAAATGGGATGAAAGTATCCGGGACCAGGCGGTCCGAAAAGGGGTATGGATTGCCCGGGACACAAAAATTTCAATTAACACATATCTTGAAAAATTTCGGCCGTCTGTTATCGGGTTTCATGTCCCGGCCTGGATTTCTTATTTTGTTTCATTTGGTGAGATTGCGGCGGCTTTTCTTTTGGGGCTGCATGATCCTGTCAAGGCCCAGGATTTTTATAATTCATACGAGGCCCGGCCGTATGTGTCCAGGGTCAAAACAAAAAAAGAAGATGAAATAATGGAACACATAAACGATCTACCCGGGGGTATTGTTCCGGCGGATGCTGTGGCCCTGACCTGCGGGGTGGATGTTCAAAAGGCGGGTTTCTGGTTTGTGGTCCGGGCCTGGAAAAAAGACTTGTCCAGTCACCTGGTCCAGTATGGATTTTTATCAACCTGGATGGACGTGGAAACCCTGCTTTTTCAAACCCGGTATCAGGTCGAGGGCAAAGGGGCTGGCGATAAAATGGGGATCTGGCGGACCGGGATCGACAGCGGCGGCGGCAAGTCCAGCGATGATGATTGGAGCAAGACCGAGGAAGTATATGCCTGGATCAGGACCATGGGCCGTGATAAGGCTTTTGCCATTAAAGGCGCGTCCAGGCCCCAGATCAAAAAAGTGAAACCCAGTACCATTGATAAAATGTCCCGGGGTAACAGAGTTATAAAGGGCGGCCTGGTCCTTTATTTTCTGGACGTCAACCAGTTAAAAGAACTTTTTCATTGGCGTCTGTCAAGAGAATTGGATCAGCCCCAGGCCATAACTTTAAACGCTGATACAGGGCTTGATTATGCCCGGCAGATCACGGCCGAGGTAATAGAAACCGACAGGAACGGGAAAAAATCCTGGGTCCAGATCCGGCGGGACAACCATCTTTTGGATTGTGAAAACATCGCGGCAGCCTGTGCAGATCATGAATGGGCGCCATCATTATCCTATATTTCCAAAAAAGCTACCAGGCCCCGAAAAAAACCGGCCAGTAAAACGTCCCGGGGGTTTGTCAATTCATGGAAATAAAACTGGTCTTTAAAGGGGCAAAGGAAATTTGTGCAGCTGTTGGGATCAACTGGAAAGAGATGGCATATTATGTATCGAAAAAAAANCTGCCTGCTTTTAAGATTGACGGAAAAGGGGCATGGATTGCAAGGCCGTCTGATTTAGAAACCTGGGTGGAAAAACAAAGGGATGAAAACCTGAAAAATTTATAGATTCAAGCCGTCTGATAATTCCACAGGCGCTTTTTTAAGAAAAACAAGTCTTTTTAACCCCGGTATCAAGCCGGGGTCTTTTTTTGCCTATTTAAACCCCTGTCAATAGCCCATTGCGTCCCATTGCGTCTTTTTAGTATCCTTTTTTATCCTTTTTTAATTTTCTGAAAAAACCCGGCTTATAATTTCCACAATTTTAAAAATATTAAATTTTTTATCAATACTGAAAAAAGAGGATTTAATGACCTATGTAACAGTATTAGACAAAATCCCCAGTCAATTAACGGCAGGGATTTCTGCGTCCTGGTCAGTATCTTTGTCTGATTATCCGGCGTCGGAGTCCTGGGTCATAACGTATACCCTTATCAAATCGGACAACCAGATCCAGATCGAATCAACTGCGGACGGCAATGACCATTTGATCGAAATTGCCGCCGCAACTACTGCAGCATATGACCCCGGCGAATACGAATTCCAGGCCCATATTACAAACGGGACAGAAAAATATCAGATTGACGCGGGTGTCATCGAGATCCTGACCGATTTTGCCACCCAGGACAGTGGTTATGATTACAGGTCCCATGTCAAAAAAGTCCTGGACGCTTTGGAATCTGTCATCGAGGGCCGGGCCAGCAAAACGCAATTATCCCAGAAAGTGGGCAATTTTGAAGTGCAGCACATGAGTCTTGCCGAGCAGATCAAATACCGGGACCTGTATAAAGCAAAATACAAACGGGAATTAATTGCAGCCGGGAAAATCAAATCATCAAGGGTTATAAAAATGAGGTTTGTATAATGTGGCCATTTAAGAAAAAAAGAAAAAGAAAAGTCAAGGCATACCAGGCCGCCAGTATGGGCCGATTGACAGCTGACTGGAATATCCAGCCGACGTCTGCCGATGCAGATATTATTCCTAATCTTAAAATTTTACGGGCCAGATCCCGGGACCTTTGTCAAAATAATGATTATGCAAAGCGGTTCATGAATATGCTGAAAGTCAATGTGATTGGTCACAAAGGAATTTTGCTGCAGAATAAAGCAAAGGACAACAATGNCAAGCATGACACGGTGGCAAATAAAAAGATTGAAACCGCCTGGACGGCCTGGGGCAAAAAAGGCACTTGCACCATGTGTGGTGGATACAGCTGGACAGGACTGCAGCAGGCAATTATTGAGGCTGTGGCCAAAGATGGCGAAGTCTTAATCCAGAAAGTATTGACCGGGCCTTTTGGTTTTTCCCTGCATTTGATTGAAATTGATTACCTGGACGAAAATTACACTATTCCCAGGGAACGGATCAAGGGCGGAGTCAAACGCGATAAATGGGGCAGGCCGGTTAAATATTATCTTTTGAGTGATCACCCCGGCGAAACTGCAGGGACCATGATCACAAAATCCCATGTCGAAATTTCGGCTGAAAATATTATTCATTTGTTTATCAAGGAAAGACCGCACCAGACCCGGGGCGTCCCCTGGATGGTAACGCCTGCCTATAGATTAAAACAGCTGGGCGGCATGGAGGAGGCCGAACTTGTGGCCAGTAGAATTGCAGCCAGTAAAATGGGCTTTTTTACAACCCTGCCGGACGGTGCCGGATTTGATGAAGATGAAACAGAGGAAGACGGCGCCCTGATCAGCGAGGCAGAACCCGGAACTTTTGAAAAACTGCCCGAGGGTGTGGACTTTAAACCCTGGGACCCCAGCCACCCCAATGCCGCGTTTGAAAGTTTTTCAAAATCCATGCTGCGGGGTATCGCGTCGGGTTTGAATGTGTCTTATGTCGGTCTTGCCAATGATCTGGAAGGGGTCAGCTATTCCAGTATCAGATCCGGCGAACTGTCAGACCGGGACGCCTGGCGTTTACTGCAGTCCTGGTTTGTTGAAAACTTAAATGATCTTGTTTTCCCCCAGTGGTTATCCATGGCGCTCATGAGTAATGCCTTAGATCTGCCATACCGGAAAAAAGATAAATTTTCAAAACCGCACTGGCAACCCCGGGGCTGGAATTGGGTGGATCCGCAAAAAGAAATTAAAGCCAATATATCCGCAGTCAGGAACGGATTTAAATCTTTGTCCGATGTTATCAGCGAACAGGGCATGGACATTGACGAAGTGTTTGACCGTCTTTCCAGGGAAAAGGCCCTGGCGGAAAAATATGGCTTAGAATTACCTGTATTATTTGGAGAAAAAGACAATGCCAAAATCAATTAGTTTAGGGTTAATTACCCGGAGTCTGGAAGTTAGAAAAGAGGATGTCAACGAAGAAGACCGCACAATCGAATTGTCGTTTTCATCCGAGGATCCATACGAACGATATTTCGGAATTGAGATCTTGAGCCACAAAAAAAAGCACGTTGACATGAGTTTTATCGCGTCCGGTAATGCGCCATTGTTGACCGGACATAATCATAATGACCAGATTGGAATCATTGAAAAAGCCTGGTTGCAGGATGGCACTGGCCGTGCCAGGGTCAGATTTGGAAAGTCTGNCCGCGCAANCGAGTTTTTTCAGGATGTCCAGGACGGTATCAGGAAAAATGTATCTGTCGGTTATTACATCCAGGAAATGAAATTGCTGGAAGAAAGTGACAAAGGCCCTGACAAGTATCTGGTAACAAAATGGAAACCTGTTGAGGCGTCCATTGTTGCAGTCCCAGCTGATGAAACCGTCGGGATCAGATCAGCAGATGACAAAATCGAAACCATAATTTTAAAAAAAGAGGTAGAAAAAATGCCAGAAATTAAAACAGAAAAAAAAGAAACATCTATCGACATGAACGCCGTCCGGGAAACGGAAAGAAAACGCCAGGCTGATATTTTGGCCATGGGAAAAGATGCAAAAATGGAAACCGAGGCCGACGCCGCTGTGAGATCCGGCGAGTCTGTGGCGGATTTCAGGGCCAAGGCTTTTGACAAAATGATCAAAGACCAGGCAAAACCGGCCGTCGATCTGGAAAGTCTGTCTGACCAGGACAAAAAGGATTTGAAAAACTTTTCCTTTTTAAAAGCGATCAGTGAAGGGGCCAGTGGCAAATTGACCGGGTTTGAAAAAGAAATGGA